CATGGCATCGGCATGAAACAAAATAATCTTACTAATTAGCTTCTGCAATCGTTCCTCAAAGTTTGCGTAACCTTGCCAACCTGTACCTGCTTTGTTAGCTTCAATAAATGAAATCTCATCGCTGGGGTCAATAATCGCATAACCTGCAGACCCCATCAATTTTAAAGCGTTTTCTAAATCGGTTCTGTCTTCCTCACTTGTTTTTAATGTTTTCCCTACACGGTAAGGCATTGAATACAATTCGACAAAATCAGCGTTGTAGCCTAAAATGTTACGCAAAAATATTTCATAAATACCAACGTTGTATAAATAACCATACCCGCAAATCGAAGCGGCTGTATCATTTGGTGTTGAAAAATAATAAGTCCAATCGTAAAATTCGTTATCTTCTTCTGTGAATTGCTCACCTTGAATTAAGTAAGGGAACGATGTAACATTTAAACGGTCTGGGCTAACATTTTGTCTTTTGATCAACACTAAATCAGCAGGCATATTTCCGTTAATCTTAGTGTAATTAATCAATGAGTAACCAAATGCTTGTTTGTCTAATGAATAATTTATTACGCGTTTGAAAAAATTGTCTTGAAAATATTTGGTCCATTCTTTATTTGGATTTCCCTCTTTATCAACTATTTCATACTTCTTTTTGGTAGTCAATGATTTGCGTTTGTTCATGCAAGCGATAACATGTCCGTTCAAAATGGTGTCTTGATACAATTGTTGCATCTTAACTCTGAACGGTGTATAAACTGCCTCAGCTTCAAATATTGCTTGGCGCCATGTTAATACATCTTGCCTAATACGTGTTAATTGTACTGGTGAAATATAACTTCCTACGCTTCTACTTTTATTTTTTTCGGGCAGTCCTTGCAATATTGTATTTGCACGGTTATTTTGTGGTGGTGCATACACTGTTGCGTTTTTTTGATAATCTTTAGCCATCTTAGTAATTATTTACGTTTTTAGGCACACCGCCCCATCTTGTTCTGTTTCCTTGTGTTGGCATCAACTTAGGCAAGTCTGCTGTTACTGCGTTGCCCTCACCTCCTGCAGATTGAAGCCATCCCAATGCTGAATAAGTGGGGTAAATTATGCTTCCTCCACTTTCAACTCTGTCCTCTGTTTTGCCCATGTACCTCTCAAGTCTTAATTGTGGAACATTGCGCGGGTTTATTCTGCTTTCAATGTGATATAAAACAACATCAATCAATGCTTGAACTGCTTTTTGACTTCTATTGTCACCTAAAACAAAGTAATTGGCATCGGTTGGTAATGTTCCTGCAGCTATTGAATAAGCTACTCCATTGCCCCAATATTCAAAACCAAATGAGGTTGAATCTGGCAATACTTCTTTGCTCGGTTTTTTTGCAGTGTAAACTTTATTTTTGTAAAACACCTCGTCATCTTTTGCATAAGTAGTGTAATAGTCATATTGATCGGCTGGTAATTTTCCGTAGTAAATATCGTTTTCATTACCAAGTAAATCCCACTTTGACGCGTCCCATGCTGCTGGTGTGCCTATCGCAGTTTTGCAAATGAAACATTCGGTTAAATAAGTAACTTTATCACCAACCGCATAAGTTGATGTTGCTGCAAATGTGGTATATTTCAAAAAGAAACGTTGTAGTGCTTTATAACTTATTGATTGGGACCATTCGGCCATGTCGGTAAATTCAGCATCACAATTATAACGTTGTACCAAGTACGATTTAACCTCAGCAAGCGCGGCCATCTCTGTCATCAATCTTACCGATGTGCTGCCACCTGCCACCTGTGTTAATTGGTCGGCTTGAATTTGTCTTGTGTAATCAAATAAGTTTAAATACATGTTGCAAATATAAAAAATAAATTAATATCCATGCTTAGAAATATTTTTACCAGAAATAGGCTTTATAAATTTGCCGCCTTTTTTATACATTTCATACTCAGCAGCAAAAGCCGTTGTAATAAAATATCGCTTTGCATCTGAACAATGGCCGTATTCTTCATAAACTATTTTAGTAACCGGGTGTTTTTTTGTTGTTTTCTTTAATGTTCCATCGCTATCCTCAAGTGCATATTGATAATCATTTATTGACTTTTTGCACTTATCGCCAATGTAAATCGTAACATCTGTGTTGCCAGCGTAACATTGATTTATAAAAGCGCCAGATTGCGCAACACTTGGGTTAACTGATTGAAGTCTTAATTTTGGGTTGTAATTGCTTAGTAAATTTGTTGCATCTGTAAAAAAGTTTTCTCCCTTTTCTTTTTTAGTGTCCTCTTTCCAGCTAGTGCGGTCGCCATAAATAAATAAACCTTTGACACGTTGCAACGGGTAACGGACTTGAAACTCAGCACAAACATGTTTTAATCTGTTTCGGGGGTCCTCTAAACAAATTTCATCAATTTGAGTTGCTGTTTTACCGCTTACTTGCCAAACTAGGCATGTTAAGTAAGGGTTTACATTCTCATCAAATGTTAAATGTATTGGCAAATCTTCATTCCAAATTGCTTTAATTACATGGTTATTTGTGTTAAAATCTTTCCAAAATTCGCCACCAGTTCTGATTTTACCCCAGTTTCCAAGTCCGTAAATTTGGTAATAATTAAAGTCGGTTTGTTTATCCTTTTCAAAATCATCGATAGTATGTTGATCAACAAAACCACCTATTAATTTACCTTTTTTATCCCGCTTCCCGACTATAAAATAATTATTGGTGTAATTTACTTTATAAACAACAAAATTGCCTTTATCGTTAATATAGTGCTCTGTTATATTAGTGGTAATTGGTTGCGCAATAAGATTTTCCTTATCAAATAAATTAGTTTTTAACCAGTGCTCCTCGCTAATTGGGTTAAATATTCCAATTATTTGTTGATTTGCCCTACCCCTTAGCCTTTTTCTTATTTGTTTTAAGTCTATTTCATCAAATTGGCTTATTTCTTCTAAAACTACTCTCTTAAACCTGGCAAGTCCTTTTATTTTTTCGCTATCATCTAAGCCTCTAAATCTAATGTAAGAGCCAGTTGTTAAGCACTCAATGTAATTTATTTGGCATTTAAAAAAATCTTGAAGCCCCCAATCATTTATAATTCCTACATAATCGGAGTAAATACTGTCTTTTATATCAACCCCAAATTTACGCAATACCATTACATTTTCGTCTTTTTTTTCCAACATGGCCGTTATGTCGGATTGAACATAGGTGTATGTTTTAGACGCTGACGAACCACCATAAAGCCAAATATACCTAATAAGCGGATTGTCTAAATCCTTTTTTAGATGCCAGTATAAATCATTAAATAAATCTGGGTTGAAATCAATCTTTACGTTTTGGACCATATCCTATTTGTATGGTGGTTTGTGGTAAATCTTTGCCGTTGGTTGTATGATCTAACTTCGCAGGCGCATAACTTCCATCCATCTTGTTGAGTTCGGCTGTAAGTTCTTTGCTAACCTTTTCTAACGCGCCCTTTTCGATTTCAGTTAATGGTCGTTCAATTTCAATAGCCATTCCTTTTTTATAATCAATATATGAATCTTTAGTTGTTCCGTTTTCAATTACAGTTTTTATTCTATCAACTGATTGTTGTAACTCATCCATTCTTATGTGTTTTGGCCTTAGTCCTTTTGCGACTTGGTTAACCTCATCTTTTATAAACGCTTCGTGTTTTTTTTCTTCTGCCTCGCTACTTACCTTTGAAAATTCAGCATTTGCCATTTTCCAATACTTTGCAAAAGTTGGTTCACTTGACTTAAATTCACTTAAAAAAACTTTAAATACATCTTTGTACTTAACGTTTCCTTTTTTTAATTCATCAACGATAAAAGTTACATATTTATGAGCTTTCCCGTTCATGCTATTTTTATTTGATACCAATTAATTTCTTTTTCGATACTGACACTTAAATCAGTTATTGGTTTATTTTTATACATTGGTTTGTTTTGATACCAACCAAACTCATCTTTTAATGTTTCAATAAACAACTCCGCTCTTTTTTTAGGACAAACTTCATTTCCTAGTGTATCAATTTTAAACCACATATCCTCAAATTGCTTTAAAACATAATAAATCAATTTTAAGCCCGTGCTGTATTCCTTGCTGTTTGAAAAGTGCATTTTATTATACAATTCAATACCTTTTGATTTTGCATCACAAATGGCATTATACTCATAATGAAGCGCGTCAATTTCTTCATCAAAGTATGATAATATAAACCAATTAAAACTATTTTTGTTATTTTTAATTTCTGAATAAAGCCTATTATTTGACGAATTACTAAAATGATTTAGCACTCTATTCTTTTTGCCTTTGCCAATATAAACTACTTTTTCATCCTTGGTTATTGCATAAACATAATAACCAACACTTGACAATGGGTTTTTAAAACCATGCTTTATTTGCTCATCTACTAAAATTTGCGCTAAACTCATAATGTAAAATTAAGCAATTAATTTAAGTAAAACAACAATTACTTAAATTTTCTTTCGCTTTCATGCCCCAAAGATACGAATTATTTTAGAAATGCAAAAATTTCCTCTTGCACTTGCTCAAACGATGTCGCAATAATGTAATGGCCCCCATCGGATTCAACTGCTGCTTTGCGTTTTTTCTGTTCATCACTCATTCGATCGGTTGGTGATTTTACTTCAATGGCGAATAGTTTACCCTTGATCAACACTTGAATATCCTCCATTCCGGTATGAGTGCCTTTAAGAAATCCAACTCCAGGACGATAACGGCCCTCTGATGAAATTCGCCTTGCACTGCTGCACCCATGTACTGATTTTAGGTAGGCAATTATTAAATCGGTAAACTTGTTGGTGTTGAATGCATCTTTGGTAACTTTATGTTCAATGACAGTATTAATCGGAACGTCTAAATGGTTTGTTGTTAGTTCCGTTTTACGTTTCTTAACTACTTTCTTCTTGCTGAGGTTAAACCGTTCAACTGGTAATGTCTGCCACAACGCCAATGGTTGTTTATTGCGTTTGTATTCGTTGTGGTAATAAATCTCGAATTCTGGGATGCTAAAAATCTTCATTGGGTTTTAAGTTATTAAAGTTTGGTTGTTCTGTTTTTGGTTCACTGTAATCAACTAAATCTGGTTTTGCTGCAAATGGGTTTTCATCTACAATGTTGTAGAATTTAACGATTTCTCCATTAAATCCTAACAGTGGTTTATCTGTTGTGGCACCGTTGCGATGTTTGGCTATTTTAATTTGAGCTTTGCCAACTACGCTTTCTCCATCAACTTCAAACACATCGTAATATTCTGGTCGATAAATAAACATAACTATATCTGCATCTTGCTCAATAGAACCGCTGCCTCTTAAGTCTGAAAGTTGTGGCTCTTTATCTTCACGCTTTTCTAAATCTCTATTCAATTGGCTTAATGCAATTATTGAAATATTTAACTCTTTTGCAATTGCTTTTAATTTTTGGCTAATGTAGGTCAATTTATCAACTTCGCCTTTTTGCACATCGGCACCAAGTCCAACCGTCATCAACTGCAAATAGTCAATAATAGCACATTGAACATTTCGTTCCCTTACCAATTTTCTAAGTTTTATTTTTAGTTGAAATATTGATAGTCCTGGAGTGTCGTCAATAATCATAGGGCATGATGCAAGCGCACCACATTTAATCCTATTAAATTGTACCTCTTGATTATCCAATCCAGTTTTCATATATTTTTCAAGTTTCATGCCTGTTTCGCTTGATTGCATTCTTTGAATTAATTGCATTTCTGACATTTCAAGACTAAATACTGCTATTGGTATTTTAAAATCAACGGCTGCATTTCTTGCAAAATTTATTGCAAGCGATGTTTTACCCATTCCTGGGCGTGCTGCTAAAATTATTAAATCCGTTTTTTGCCAGCCTCCAATAACATCATCAATTACATTGAATCCACTAGGTACGCCGCTTAAACCTTTTCTTTTTACAATTTCTTCATTTCGCTTTTCGCTCGCAAAAAATAAATCAGTAATTGTAGTAATTTTACCAACATCAACAAGTTTTGTAACATTATCAATTGACTTTTGGGCTTCCTCTAAAAGTTCTAAAGGGTCGGATTCATCTTTATAAGAATTTACTTGAATACCAGTACTCATAGTAATCATTTCCCTCTTAATGCTTTCTTGCAAAA